CTTGCGTAGGTACTAATACGCTTCGTGTTTCAGGGGTGCGCTTCTTTTTTGTATAAGCATTAGTTTTACGCTTTCTACCGCACGGGGAGTACCTCATACCACCACTATAAAAACTTGTCATACCCATTAGTCAATATATATCGAAGTAAACTCCGATATCTCCTTTAAAATTAGTTGTAATTGACTATCATCTAAATGACCAATTACATCTTGAGTTACAGGTGTATGATAACACAGATCACCGTTAGAATCGAGTACTGCTAATTCCCACAATCCTTTTGGGCCACCATAACTATATTCATGCATAACAGCAGAAGCTCCATATCCATTATCAAATTTATAGATTCTTTGCACGCCTTGTTCAAAGCTTACTTCTTTTGGATTGATCATATTCCGCCTCTTTCGAAAGCACGTACAAGATCTTCGCCTTTAACAACATTATCCATGTTCAACATAACTACTTCACCAGTAGCATTAATCGTTCTCTTAACTCTACCATCATTGTACATAACGTCCATAACAGATCCATCTGATCTATCAGATGCATACCACATAGAATCTAAACTGTGCGCTTGAATTAATCTAACACCATTTGCCCACTCTTCAGCTTTAATTTTAGCTTTTTGATAAGCTACTCTATCATCATATTGAGTCATAATATTTTCCCTTCCTAGCACGTTCTTGTTCTACACGTTCGCGCTCGTTTTCAATTAGTTTATTATTCATATTTTTCCAAAGCTCTTTGAACTCAGGATCGCGTGCGTTTTGATGCGCACGCTTTAATGCCTTAATCCTTCTCATAAAGATATCTGATCTATTCATTAAAAATCTCCTTCGGCAACTTGAACACAAGTCAAACCGTTTCTTCTCCACATATCAACAACTTTGTTTCTATCATCGAATACAAGATCAGGTTTCCAATCGTTCTCGATAAGAGCATCAAGAACATCTTGCTTGAATACTTCGTCAGGTCTAAAGTCATCATCTTGTCTAAGGAAAAGATGCATAAAGTCAACACCGCAATCTCTGATTTGTGATTCAGTGATTTCTCTATGTCTTTCGTTTCTTGCAGAGCAAACTACGATCTCATGACCAACATCTGACATATCTCTTGCGATATGCATGATTGGAAAGTTTGGTGTATCATGCACCATAGCATTGTTAAATGCTTCCCAATCGTTGTTACCATTTTGAAGATGTACTCGTCTATGTTCGATATCCATAAGAGTTCCATCTACATCAAAAATTACTTTCATTATTACCTCTCTAAACTATCGACAGTAGATCTAATATCTGATACATCACCTTCAAGTGAATTAATATCTGATTTAGCACTATCAACGTTTGAATCTATTTCACACAATTTGTTTTCTATTGTGTCCAATTGACCGACTATTTTTTCTAGTATGTCGGTCACTAAATTTAAACCTTCCATTTTAACTCCAATCATCTGTAAATTTTTGTGCGTTATACGCATCCATTATGCTAGAATTTTCGAGGAATCTAGCAGTGTCCTTATCTGAATAATACATATTCTCAGGAGCATTCAATTCTAAATTACCTACTGATTGATGACCAGCTTTTTTCATTGATCGAGTCAGTTTTTTATGTAGCTTTGTTTTTTCTTTTAGTGCTGCTTTACGAGCATCTAAGTTTTTGATCGTTTGTTGGAAGCTTTTTTCTTCAGCTTTCTTTTCTGCGATTTGTTTTATTAAAGCTAATCTATCCATTTTACACTCCTTTTGTGTTTATTATAGGGGATATTATACCATATCCGTTATCATTTGTACATGCTTTTTTAAGCAAATATTAAAAATATTATATAAAATATCACTATATAAGCACCATATTTCAGTATTGCTATAATGATATTTGATATCGTATCTAAAATTTTATTTAAGAAGTTAAACATTGTACTTCAAATTCGTTACCTTGAAGGTCAATTATAGTACCTTCGATACTTTCTAAATAGTAACCATTAATACATTCTATAAAAAGATCTGCAGCTTCTACACATCCATATCCTTCACCACCTACATTCCATGTAGTCTTAGCGTAGTTATCATTTAGATTTCTAGAATAATGCCAATCATATAATGAAAAAGTAATATGATCAAAATCAGTATCATTATTATCAAAAAACATTGCTTTTACAACAAATTGTGTAGTGATATTATCACCGATTCCTTCGAAATCTGGTTTACCTAATGCACTTTCTAACATTGCAAAAGAAGCTTCAACACTTCCTTGTCTAGATCCTCCAGAATCATTCATACCTTCTCGATTTTCAAATTCAACTTGAGTTGGATATTCAAAACTATACATGATCTACTCCATTATAAAAGAATTCATAATCAATTGAAATATTCATTTGTTTTTCCAATCCATTACACATGAAATTTGGAAATAATTTAAATAAAAGATAATCAACAAAACTGATTTTCACTTGTTTTGGATATCCCGTTGCTATATGTTCTAATCTTACTACGTACATTTTTCTACCTCTGATAAACATAAACGTCCATGCGCTCAGCATGCCTAAGGGGAAGAGATTGATCATATTGTCTAGCACGCTTACCATCGGCAAGAGCAGCACTAGTTCTAGCACCACGTCCTTGACACTTAACATAGAATTGATGGTAGCTTTCACTCCCATACCCGTCTTTCTTTCGACGGGAACCATATTTAAATCTTCGAAGCTCTGCGTTTACAATTGATATTGATTTACGTATATTTGCTAATTCGATCATATCAGCTGCGCTTTCAGTGTGCGCAGTGAATACATAATTATTTGAATGTCTCATTATAGAACCTCCAACATTGTCATTGGAACTGTCCAAGTTGAACCGTTAATTTGAACATCAGCTCTTGTTCTATTAACTTTAAGAAGTGTACCAACGTCGGTACCTTCTTGACGTTTGATTTTTTTTCCACCAACAACTTTAACAAGAGCACCTTTTACTAAAGTCGCTTTTGCAACTATAGTAGCTTTTGCTCTTACAATTTTTTGTTGATCTTTAATTAAAGAGATAACGTTATTCATTGTTTCTCTATCATCGATATTAGCTATCAAAGTTGCTAATTTTACTATTTCACTTTTTTTCATATTCACTCCTTACAGTGTTTTATTATTTAATATAGGGATATTATACCACATAAAACCGGAAAAGTACATGCTTTTTTTCACTTTTTTTCACTTTTTTTATGCAGCTACCTCGAACCATTCTTTTAACTCATCTTGAGTATCACAAATATCTCCATCTTTCATTAAGAAAGATGCACTATATTCTGATCTCTCAGACTCAGGAAGCATTGTCCATGCTTCAGTCTTTTCTAAGATTTCATCTCTCATCCAACCATCTTCACGGTTATCTGTAACTTTAAGAGCAGTTACTTTATCTTCACTAATGAAGATTTGAGTAACAGTTTCCCAAGAATCACAAACTTGTTTGTTATCTTCAACAACTTCCCAATCGAGAATATATTCCTCAGAAGCAGGATTGCCATAAGTAATAAGACCACTAAGGTTTTTCATAACCTCAGTAATATTACTATAATCCTTAAAGTTAGGAACTACGTAAGTAGAACCACCTTTAAATTTCCAATGAGGTGTATCTACACCATGATCATAATCTTCATTATGAGCTGCGTAATTTTCTCTATATTGTGTGTGGATAACTAATTTCATAAAACACTCCTTAATTTGTTTTGTTTATACTGCCTATTATACCATACCCACCGGGAATGTACATGCTTTTTTCACTTTTTTTTCACTTTTTTTCATATTGTGATATATATGTCACACCATGTGCCATGGAAAACATTTACCAAACAAATGATATTCACGATCCTTTGCCTCGCGCTCTGAAGGATATTCACCTCTCATAAACTGTTTAACGTGAACCATTTCGTGTGCTAATGTGCACATTTGTTCAAAAAACGATAATGGTTCATTATGCTGAGTTCTTGCTATTTCAATCTCGATAGGATCTCCATCAGTACATAGACCTTGACAATCACCTTGAAGTTTAGTTTTAAAGATGATATCAATTTCTAATTTTTTGAATAGTTTAAGCTCTTTGCAGAGATTATCCATGTATTGATCTACAGCAGCTTTATTTTTATATCTACCTTCGATAGTATAAATCAATGTAGTGGTCTCGGTGATCCTTCAACAATGATTTGATCAAGTTCCATTTGATCAATAATTTCTATTCCACATCTATCTAAAACTAATGCACACATAATTTCCCATGAGTCATTTTGTTTATCAGATTTGTCCATTGCAAGTTGCATCTCTTTGTAATTCAAAGGGATATCAACTGGATATCCTGTAGCAAGATGCGTACATTTTAATCCGTTTTTCATAATTTAGTCCTTATTTAATTATTTAATAGGGCTATTATACCATACCCACCGGAAAAGTACATGTTTTTTTAATATTTTTTTAGAATAAAGATATAACACCAGAGAATAAGAGCCTGGTGTGCATCGTTCTTAGCAAGTACCTTCATACTTATTTTAAAACGCACACCCGCTCACAGAGCAATGAAGCCCTGCTTGGATTGTTAATTTACTGCTTTTGGGGAGTATATTGTAATTAGCTCTTCTTTGCCTTTTACTTTGATTTGTCCAATCTCTTGAGAGACATACCCGGACGGGAGTTCTTTATATGTATACGATGATATTATAGTCTTATAATCTATGTATTCATGTCGAGCAGCGGTAGCCTCCAATCGTGCTGCAAGGTTGACTGCATCTCCAATAACCGAATAGTCAAATCTGGATTCACTACCCATGTTACCAACAATACAATCCCCGGTGTTAATACCAGTCCCAACGTTAATGTCAGGAAGGCCGCGTTCTTTATAAATCGCTTTAAGTTCATTAGTTTTTTCTTCTATTTCAAGTGCTGATTTCACTGCCATTTCAGCATGATTTTGACAAGGTAATGGCGCATTCCAAAATGCCATTATGCAGTCCCCCATGTATTTGTCAATTGTTCCTCCATTTTTGAGAATGATTTTTGTCATTGCATCGAGAAATTCATTGACTAATTCTACTAATCCTTCAGGATCATCGTTGTTTTTATAATGTTCCGATATCGGTGTAAATCCACATATATCCATAAAAAGGAATGTCATTTTTTTTCTATCACCTCCAAGTTTCATTAAACTTGGATCTTTAACTAACATATTAACCATATCTGGTGATAGATATGTACTAAATTGACCTTTAATTTGTTGTCTAAGTTTAAACTGAATCCAAAAATTATTAAAACTTGCATGCGCGAAAACTATTATATATAGTATTATAGCGAATGTCCAATCAAGGAGATACATTGAATTCGTCCAGAAATAGGCTGAGGAAAAGTAACCGAACACGACAGCTGTCAAAAAGGAGAAGGCACCATAATATGCGGAAAAACGATATGAAAATACCAGAATTAACAGAGACCCAATTAGAATTAGACTTATTTCCATCAGATTCGCCCAAACCGGACGGATTATTGATTTCGAAGTTTCAAGACCACCTTCCAGGATTGTCGCAAGAACAGATGCTTGAATCTCATGAGGAAGCTTTAACCCTGACGGAGTCGGACTCTGTGGCACTATCCCGAGAGCAGAAACTCCAATCAGAACTGTTTTCCCCTGAAGATCTGGAAGAACATCCACTCCAGCAGAATAACGATCAAACTCTATTGAAGGATTAATCCAAACCCTTCCAACACTATCAGTTTCAGCATATAATCGTGGTGGTATAAACAGATCCACTACTCCAGTTTCTTCTGTTTTTATTGTATAACCTTTTGTTTGTTTCTCTGCTCGTATTATTTCGACAGGAAGAGAAGGATATAGCATATTGTTTGCCTGTACAACTAGAGGCATTCTTCTTACCAATCCGTCGATTTCTGGTGATACATTTATCATCCCTATGCCCCATGCGTCATCTTCTAGCATAGGAATGTTTGTTAGTATCTTATTATATTTCTGTACAAATTGATACGGATCTCCCTCTCCGGCTTGGGCAGTACCTACGTATGGAGCTACATCATTTCTTCCTCGAGCATCGGCTTTTTGTGATAGAACAACGCCAGAACCTTTAATCCACGATTCAAATGCAGGATCTCCACCTAATCGATCGGGCTCAGGAAACATAATTGTGAAGGCCTTGATTCCACCGTTTGCATTAATTAAATCAGAAATAATTTGTGCATAGTATTGTCTTGGTAATGGATATTGTCCCCACTCACCAAGAGTTTCTTCACTAATATCAAGTAAAACGATATCTTCTGATTTTGTTTTGGGAATAGATTGGATTTTAGCATCAAAACCCATCAAACGTATTTGTTCAACAGGTTTGATATCGGCCACTCGAATTAATAAACCTAATGCAATGACAGCAGCAACTGTCCAAAATGATGTGATATATTTCATTCTTTTTCTTCTTGTTTGTGTATCCAAGCTTTCATATCAATTAACCAATTTTTCAATCTTAAAGCTTGTTTCTCATGAAATATTTTTTCTTCTGGATATTTAATCATTTGAGAATAATGATAATCTATCATATGAAGAACTAAACCAATAGCGTCTTGATAAGGCATACGTATTTCGGTAGAAAATGTTCTTTCTACCTTTGATATTGGCTTTTTCATTACACATTAATTATTCTTGCGTAACGCTTATTGAGCAACCTGTGGCTGTTAAACAGTTTTGAGATAATGTATAAGATTGAGCAGTACTTCCTTTTTGAACAAGATCTAAATCTGTAGGATATGCTCCTAATAAATTTACTACTGCGGTATGAGCACCGTTATCTCTTTGATTAACAAATACGTCATTTCCATTAGAATTTCTTATTGTCATGGTAAATGTTTTATTTCCATTTTGTGCTTGTCTAATAAACATGTCGTTATTATCGGTATATACATTTGCTGTGATTGAATGTGTAATACCAGCGGTATCCATTTTTTGACTTCCAACAAATTTATTATTATCACCATGAATGTCCAGCCTTACAAAATTACCTCCAGGCTCATTACCATCGTAATTCCACGTTGGTGACCAATTCGAAGTATCGTTTAATGAATAACCTTGACCGAATTTAACTATATTATTATCGCCTAAAACGTGAAATTGAAAGTCATTATCAGCACAACTTGATACAGAACATTTTTGTCGAATATCAAGATTATTACTTAATCCATCTAAATCTCCACCCCAACTATATCCAGAACCCCATGAATCGGTCCAACCAATATAATTATTGTTTCCTAATTGTAAAAGATTTATAGTATTATTGTTATGATCAAATGAAAATTTAACCAAATTAGTATGACCAATTTGTTCTATACCGAGATTTAAATTATCTCCTGAATTGACTTGATCTATATCAATATGATTGTGTTCATCACCCGCCTTGACGAATGATGATAACAACAGACTGACCATCGCCAACAGTAATAAGATTTTTTTGTCCTTCATTTTCACTCTCCAACGTTGTTCCTGAACCAATCGGTATTCTTACCGATATTACTCCGTTTACTTCTCTATAGAACCAAATTTGTCCAGCACCTTGATCTATAATTGTATTATATTGTGTTGTCTTATCAAATCCAGGTGCAGTAGTTCCTGTAATATCTCCGGATCCAGCTCCAGAAGATAATACTCTTTTTTGCTTTAATATATTAATTTCTTCTAAAGCAACCAAAACATCTTGTAAAAAATCGACATCGAGAAGATCCATATCGAGTTCACTAAATTCTAAATCATCATCTGCTAAATAATCATCAGCTAGATAATCGGCATCAAGCTCAGTAAAATCAAGCAAAGAACCAGAATCACTTTGCCCGTTGTTTTGCGTTTCATCTGCTTGCTCCTGTATTTCTTGAGGAGGATTAACAATAAACATATTGTCAATCATATTTAAATTTACATTTTGAAGCGTAACTGGTTGAGATGGTGATGTTCCATAACTCGATACCATTGTGGCTTGATATGCTTCAGAGAGTACAACTATTCCACCCTCATTTGTAACTGTAATTTCGCCTGATGGTGAACAATCACCATCGATAGTACATTCAGTTTCTGGAAGGAGAATAACTAAACTTCTTCCTAACTCATCGACTGATGTAGTAAAATCCGTCCCACGTACGCCCACTGTGGCGGTTGGAGTTTCAATTACTATATTTTCTTTAGGTAATAAACCTAATCTTCCAGTAGAAAATCGTGCAGTACCACTGACCATTTTCATACCTATTCCACCATCTTTGGTGTCTTTATTATAATAATATTCGTATAGAGTTACTTCAGTATGTTCTGTTAATCTAAGTACTGACGTATCTATAAAATCTAATTTAAGTCTACCATTGACCGTTTCAATATGGTCCATAGCGACTACACCTAAACCAAGATCAGTGGCAAATGACTCACCTTCACGAGTTATTCCACCACTGCCCTTGTGTTCAGTTATACTGCCAACATCATCGGCATATGTTACTGTACTAGCTAATAATAGACTAGTCGCCAGTATCTTTTTGCTTAATGTCAACAACGCCATTCTCTGTGTCAAAATCCGCATTAATTATTCCATAACATCCGCTAACACCACTTGGGCATGTACCGGAAGATTGAATAATGTCGATATCACCGTTTGATCCTATATATTCAACAGTAAGTGAATTATAAGCACCATCAGATTGATTAGATAGCCAATTATTAGAGCTACCTATAATATCTACGTTCCACGTTACATCATCCGCATTGATATCAATATCAAATACGTTTGAACTACCTGTATTGATGTCTAAGTCAAAATCCAACCTTTCAGACGAAGCTGAATAGCCCCAATCTATATCGAAAGTGTTTGAACTTCCACTTATATCTACATCCATTACAGATGCATCGGCACTACCGCCATAACCAACATTCCAATCCCATTGGTTTGAACTACCAGTTAACTTTAAGTCAACATCAGTATTATCAAACAAAGTTGGACCAAAAATCTTATTTAGGTTTCCGATCATATCTATATCCATCGTGACGGTATTACCAGTTAAAACCCAATCTGTAGCACAATCACCACTTGAGATACTTCCACAAAGTTTGTTACCATAACCTATTTGGTCAACATACAATTTTAAAGTATCACCGGATTGATCTAACAAAATTTTGTTATCATTGGCACCAGCGAACACAATTACGGGGCATAATAAAAGAGCGAATGCGATATATCTTTTAAAAATATTCATCCTCTTATTTCCTCTATGTTATCAGGAGTAGGTACTTCTAATGGAAGATCTACTTCTGAGTTATCTTCGGACTCAGGAACTATAATTATTTCGGCATCGTCCATAATCTTTTCGACTTTACCTTCTATTATTTGCTCCATTGGCCAGTTTATTTTCCAGAAGTCGAGTTTCTCCCCCTGGTATATCATTTCTAACACAGCTGCTTCAATTGTTGAGCGAAGTGACCGTGTTACAGATTCGTTTTCTGTCATTCCATCCTCTATTTCTACAAGTTGGGTGTCCATATCAACGAACTTAAAGACATCGTAACCATCTGCGATCGATAAGATAGTTTTTGATGTTTGCACATTCAATAATATTTCACCCGTTAATGTGCTAACGGCTCTGAGCGAAACTGTAACTATATCTCTACGGTATTGCTGTGAATAACCAATTCCGAGTGTTCTAGCTCCTATTCCCCCTGTCTCGATATTAGTATCAAATCCTATGATACCTCCCTCGAGAATGATTCCTGCGAAAAGAAGAGGTGCTAAACCAGTTTTATCTTCTTCTCCATATTGTTCTCTTGTAGTACGAACTATTTGACGTTCTCTTGTAAGATGATCTATTCCTACACGTTCTACTACTCTGAACCATTGTCCTGATCCAGCATTTTTTAATGCATCAATAAGCATTGTATCACCGCCTTGTGATACTGCTGTACTAAACATTGCAGCATTTCCTTTTTGTTTTCTTTGACCTGTTTTATCAGGAAATCCGTATACTGCTACGACTATTTGTTTATCTTCTGGCCTTCCAGGTAAATTCCTTAATTGCTCATATGTAGGTAATTCCACAACTTCTGGACCTTCTACACAAGCTAAATTTAATGAAGGATTACAATTTGTTGCATCTAATCCATTAATTGGTACAATCGAAGCGCATCCTTGCATAAGAATGACTCCGAAGAATATTCCTAATAACTTTTTAACCACCGCCAGCTGTTCCTGCACCTATTGGAATTACTATTTGTGTTTCTGATCCATCTTCAGCAATAATTGTCATAACTATGACTTGATCGCCTTGAGTACATGCCCACAAACTAGCATCACATGTTGTTTTTTGGTATGTAATCGTATTCCCTTCAAGTACAAAACTACCAAATGTGGTTTCTGTGCATGTTCCAGCAGCAATTGCTTCGGCTGAACACGCTTTAAATAATTCTTCTACTAATTGTTTTGAGAGCTGAGCGTAAATCCTCGATTCGAGGTTTCGCATAAATTTAGCTAAAGTTGTATTTTCAGCTTCTCGTTGTGCTGCTTGTAAAGCGCTTTCTATATCATCAGCAATAGCTTGTTTTCTGCTAAATTCCTGATTCTCAATAGTAAGATAATGAGATGATGTACCAACTCCGCTAAAAGACGGATTTTTAAATTCATGTACTAATTCATCAGCTTCTAAGCTTGTTGCCATTGCAAAATAGCTTATAATAACGATTAAACCTAAGTGTGTACCCGTTATTCTATTCTTCCAGTTTTTCATTGTTCTTCTCCGCGAGAGCTTCCTTTTCTTCAATATCTTCTAAGAATTTTTGTCTCTCTCTGTATTCGAGTACAACATTTACTTTTTGTTGTAGTCTTATCATATCTTGATCGAGCATTCGAACTTGATCAATTAACCTAATAAGAGCAAAATGCATCTTTTCTATTTCAGGTTCTAATTCATTGGATATAAATTGCCATACGTAGTATATAAAATATCCCATTCCAACTGCCAAAACAATTGGAAAGCCATAATCATTGATGAGGGAGACTAACGTTGGATCGCTTTCAATAATATCCATTAATCCCTCCGTGCATCTATTTTACCATCTTCGACAAAGTTTGACGCTCTTGCTACTCTGTCGACAGGTGGTGTAAGTTCTAGTGCACTACTCACCAGTAAATCTATCTTAATAATCTCGTTATTCATAGTTGTTACTCTAGTTTCTAAGCTCTTACAGAACATAGTTAAAGTAGAAATTGAATCAACGAGACCACCTAAAATCTGTCTTAATATTAAAAATATAAAATAGCCCATCACCAGAGATCCGGCAATCGGTGCACCTACCTCCATTATGAGTTCAAATATTTCCATAGTACTATTTATACTGTGGGAAACTCTAGAATGTTAAAAAGAGACAGATTCTCCACAACCACAGGACGCAGTTGCATTTGGATTTATGAATTTAAATTCTGAATTGAGACCTTCTGTGACGTAAGCTAAGGTTAATCCAGTGAAATTGTGTAATTGACCAGTTTCAACTACTATAATAAAATTGCCATAATCGATTACGTGATCGTCAGTATGTACTGTATCAGCATAATCCAAAATATATTTAAAACCGTTGCAACCCCCAGGATGATACCCAATTCGTATAGTATCATTCCCCTCATCTTGGGTTTTGATTGTGAGTTGTTGTATAGCTTCATCCGTTAATTCTATCATAAGGACCTCGATTGTGCTGTCTATGGGCTTTTTTATCTTCCCAGTTTTCTATAGCTTTACGAATAGAATCTTCGGCCAATACAGAACAATGAAGTTTGATAGGCGGAAGTTCTAAAGCTTTAGCAATGTCTTTATCTTTAACTTGCTTAGCTTCTTCTATGGTTTTACCCATAAGCATATCAACGAATAATGAAGAAGATGCGATAGCTGAACCGCATCCATAAGTTTTAAATTTAACATCGACGATTTGCTCGTCGTCATTCAATTTCAATTGTAGCTTCATGACATCTCCACACGCTGGTGCCCCAGTCATTCCGGTTGCTACATTGGATTCTTTGGGATCGAATCGGCCTACAGAGAATTTCTCTGGAGAGTTTAATACAGATTCAAATCTGTCTACTACTTGTTTTGAATAGGCCATGATTCATTTGATTAATTAGCGAATGCAACAGAAACTGCTAAAGATGTAGCTGCACCTGTAAGTGTATCAGAAGGAGCTTTTTGAATATATGCTACTTCAGCTGCTTTTAATGTCACAGTTGCAAGAGTAGTTCCACCTGCATTTTTCTGTGTTATAACTTGTACTGAAGTTTTATTGTTCAAAACTCTTACTAATTTAGCAAAGCCAACGTTAGATGCAGATGCAATTCCTGCTTCTGATCCTAATAGTCTTATTACTGCCATTTTATTTTCCTCTTAAATAAGTATTTATATATTTTTAATCTTCATTTGATAATGTTAGCAATAACATCTTCAAACTCTTCGATTTTCTCTGTACGATTAGGCCAGAGTATATATTCCTTTTCAGGATTTTTCTTTAAGTTAGATAACAACGGTAATATTGCGTTATATAACTTTCCTAATTTTGCTTCTGCATCAGCTAAATCTGCTGATGCTGTCGAAGCTGTTTTTGTAACAGTTTGTACTGCTTCTAATTCATGTTCGTCTACAGCTGTAAAGCCAAAGTCAAAATCTAAATCTATATCAGGCATTTATATTCCCTCCTCGTCTCTTATAGTATTTATATAAGAATACTTCTCTTTACGAGTATAATTTGACTTATCTCTCTCGACTTTCGTCATTGCATGTGCAGGAGTAACTCTGCGATGTTTCACCTTTGGAATTATGATTTTTTCTTTTTTAATTTTCATCTTTTATCACCATGGTAACATTGTTATGCCAAGCTGGTTCAAACCCAACTCTAACAATATAAATATAAGTAAACATGGACCTAACTGCCAAGCCCACCATTTCCAACCTTCTAAACTGTCTACCCATTGTCTAAGTGTACTGTTTCGAGCTTTATCATAGGCACCTGACTTTTCGCCAATTTGTTCTGCCCAATAATTAGGATCAACCCAATTTTTAATCTTTTTTAATATCTTTATCATTTTTGTCCGTGGTGGAGCTGAGAGGGGTCGAACCTCCGACCTCATCCGTGCAAGGGACGCGCTCTCCCAACTGAGCTACAGCCCCACGTTTATTTCCGAATATTTTTTCCCAATTATCTGAATATGCTTTTTCATTTGAATTTCTTCTTTTTGAACCTTTTCCGCCGTGCCATTGTTCAACCATATTTGATACCTGTATAAATAGACCTATATATATGCAAAAACAAATAAAGAAAAAATTTAAAAGCTTTCATAAAATTATGAAATCAGGTAGAATCAATAAAGTCTGCAAACTGATATTACCAATGGTGAATGATACCAGCAGTAATAAAAAAGCACGTCAAAAAGTTAACTAAAACTACTGTTGTTCTAAAAATCGCAACATGATCACTAAAGGTGTCATTGTCGTTTTCTGCTTTTTCCCCGAGCGATGCAGCCCAAACTTTCCATAAATATTTCATCATTCATATTCTGCCAAAGTATAGTATACTGTTAATTCTTCGCCTTCTATAATAGGTCTAACTGTAAATAATTCTCGTTGATCACCATGATGGTAATGAATATTATTATTTACGTAGCAATTTGGATCCTCAGAATGATTTAAAAATCCACCTAAAGGTGTTCTGATCCAATCTCTTCGTTGAGAACACCATATATGGGTTTCTCCTAAAAATACTCCAGCTTTGAAATCTTCGGTCGCTATTATTCCGTTTCCGTGCACTCCAGGTCCAACCTTTAAACCATCACATAACGGTTTATATCCATTATCAAAATTCATTTATGCCTCTTTTGGTACGTATACTATTTTTATGCCTCTTCTGACCAATTCATTCCTACATTTCTGTTTTAGTTTAGGTTTAGCATTAGAACTATTAATAGTTTCAAATAATTCTTTTTGCGGTATACCTTTTATCCAATAATGAGTTGTAGTATATTTTCCGGTCTGTCTATCTCTTGTAGTTTGAGATTCTTTAAATTTTGTAGGCATTTTTATTTAATTCGTTTTATTTGTCCTTTATCGTTTGCTTTCCAAGCTTCGAATGACACATTATTATATTCATCTTTAAGAGATAATAAAGCTTTCAAATTGCTTACATCATCATCAAAAAGTCTTATTGTGGAATATTCCCCAGTATCGAGGAATTGTTTAAAGATTACTGCCTTTGCATCAGCACTACCTTTTAAACCTAAGTTACCTGCTCTAATAATATGAGCATTATCGATATCTATTCCATGAGATCTAAAAGTATTAAGGAATAATTTCTTATCATCCATATCGGCTCTTGCTGTTACAATAATAACTTTAGATCCTTTTTTGGTTGCATTCCTTAAGATTGCTTTAAACTTTTTGATCATTTTTCCTATCGGCACAGCTGTTTGTTGAAACAGTTTTGCTGATTTGAATTGACCATAATCAAACTCTTCATTACCACCTAGCTTATATGTATTATATTGTTTAGGTGTTAATGTTTTTTTCTTACCAGTTTTGGTATTTAAAACGACAACTTTCGCTGAGGTTTTAAACATAGTATCATCTATGTCAAAGATCGTCAGACCTTTTCCTTCACGAATCTCTGTGAACGTTTTCATGGGTATATTATACCATAGTTTTTAGCATTTGTACATGCTTATTTTAATTCTGATAGAGTGTTCAATTTATCTTGAGCGGTCGCTAATTTCTCCAATTCACCATCAATAGTTGTAATCATATCAGGATGTTCTGCAACACCTGCATGTGAACCTATTAAAATTTTAATATTCATTCTATGAGTAGCAATTTCACCTTTTAGTTTAAGTGTTAATGCTTCCATAATTCCGTCTGTATAATTTGCCATTCTTATCTCCCAAAGAGTTTTCTTCTTTTAAACTCCGTTATAGTATTTATTAAATCCTCAGTCCAATTATCACGTTTTTCGATAAATATTTGAGGTCCTGCGTCTCCTGCAATGGCAACCACTAATTGAGTTATTGGTTGACCAGTTCTTTCTTCCCACATAATAGCATAAGCTGCTGCTTGCATAAAGTAATTTGATATCCATTCTTTTTTCTTATATTTTGCTGAAGTTTTCCAGTCTATAATACTTATCTTATTATCCCATACTCCAACACAATCTACTGTTCCAGCTACACCTAAATGCTTCGAATACATTCTTTTTTCAGTAGCATAAACCTTTGTTAAGTTCTTTTCTATAATAGGTTTAATATCTCTAAAGTTTGATTGAGCTATTAAACTTGGATTTGGTGCACCTGCAGCATTTAAGACGAAAGCTTCCAACATATCATGTACTTCATTACCTCTTGATGAAGCATTTCTAGAAATTCTATTTGCTTCTTCTTCACCAACTTTAGCTCTCCATTTTTGAATACTTTCTTCGCTTAATATCGAAAGTACATTTGTTATACTATAGTATTTGTCTCCGTCTGGATCTGTATAATATCTTCCAGCTGGACCACCGTTTACTTGTTCTAATCCATATGGACTATTATTTAATTCTGATATATCAAACATTAGGCTATCATCATACAATTTTGCCATGTTTCTGGATCATGAGTCATCCAAGGCTTACATAGTTCCCAACGATCAATTGGTTCAGATGGAACTTCTTGTTTTTCACATATGTGTGTTCCATCTTTATCGTTATAACATAATCCATCTATTACTTCAATAGTTGAACAACCACTCGTAAAAATTAATATTGATAAAATAATTACAATTTGCAATATTATAATATTGTGTGCTAATCTCATTTCGTTCTTATATTGCCACGCAATCTTGGTGGCATTCCACTTTTGATTCTGTCTTGGACTTCTTTCCAACCATCACCAGCTTTATTAAGCATAGATCCTTCTTTACCTCTAATCATATTCGAAGTTCCAATCTGTTGTTGTAGATCTGGATTATCTTCTTTAAATTTGTCTAATTCTTTCCAACTCATAGTGTATTCTGTAACTTCACCTGTTTTTAGATTTTTAAAATCATATCTTGGCATTAAACCACTCCGGTTGAGGGCGTTTTGTCCACGCCATTTTAAATCGTTCTTGTTTTGTTTCGTAAAAATTTCTGTAAGATTCTATTGGATCTTCTGTTATACATTCTGGAAATGAGGCCATTGCTAATTTAAATGGAGTCATTCTTTTAACTGGTATATTATCTGGTAATTTACTTAAAGCTTCTGCCAATTTTGTTTCTGTTGAATGTATTTTTCCATATCGATATGTATATTCCTTACATAATGCCATAAAATGAACATAGTGCCATCTATAATTGTGCATTGATTCTCTTGTCCATACTGTCGATGGATGATTAAAATGACATGCTTTATATAGTAAATCTTCTCTTTCGTCTTCTAGTTTCCAATATTGTAACATAGATCCTGACTTTGATGGTCTACGTTCCATAGTTCCATCAACCATACGATGTACCGTTGAAAGCATTTGTGCTGATTCTACTATCATTTTGACGACGTGTTTGTCGCACTGCATTTGAGCAGCTATCACAGGATCATTATCTAAAATAAAAATATTCATAATATATTATACCACATTTTTGGTGAAAAGTACACCCCTACCTGCAGATAGGGGTTTACTCGTAAATTCTTTGGTGTGTCCTCCTTATTAATAATTGATGAAAAATACCAATCACGAAATAGTCTTGATCACCTCCTTAGTCTTCAGTTTTCTCCTTGACAGCTACTTTTTTTTCACTCTTTTTAACTGTCTCCTTTGCTTGGATAAGATTGGGCCATGTAGTTCTGATTAACTTTTCAGTTACTCCTTTATATTTGCCTGCTAATTTCTTATCCTTCATAGCAATAACTAGTTCAGCTTCATTTGGATGTAATGATTCCAATATGGAGATGAACAATTGTTCTCGTTTAACAGCAGACATAGATTCACCTTTTCCGCCTTTAACGAAATATCCAAACCTTCTTTGCTGTTTATATAAATTTGAAGGTTCATACCCCTTTGGAGCATCATCCTTTCTATATGGAGGTTCACCTTTTGGTAGATTCCATTGAACAGAATCGTCAAAAGCACCTCTTAAAATTGTTATTAAGGGAATTGAGTAATTCTCCTTTAGGAACTTAGAACGTTCCTCTTGTGATTCACACTTGGCAGCTAGCTCAAGTATTTCTGATATCATTTTCTTTTTAGCCATTGTAAAATTCCTCTACGCTTTCAATCAAATTATTGCATCTTTTCTTGATTAGATAATTTAAAACCCGCATCTTCATCGCTGGTTTTTGGTTTATATAGTTATCTATAATAGTTTCAACCTTATCCGAAGGGATTTCGTGTAAATCTATTAAAGTTTTATTCCTCTGAAAATTACGATATTCTTCTGAAGTCATAACTTCTTGTAGTTTATCTGAATTTTCAAGCCAATGATCGATCTTCTTTTGAGTCATCGGGGATTGTCTTACTTCATCAACAAACACATTATCTCCAGATAACACATTAGGAATACCATCACTTTTATCTCCTCGACATATATGTTCAAATAAGAACTTTCGAGGATTTGGATCCGAAACAGTTTTCTTTTGAATAGGAGAAAATTGTTTCACATTTGAATATTTTTGTAATTGAACAAAATCTTTATCAGAAGATATGATCATTACTGGTTCATTCTTACCAAATTCTTGTGTTTCTATTGCTAATGCACCTATCATATCATCAGCTTCAAAGCCTTCCATGTGCATTACTTTGTAAGGAAGATATTCTCTGATTTCTTCTCTTACAAGATTTAAAACTCTAAATATTTCTGTCCAATCTTGATCAGAATTGTCTCTATTCTTTTTACGATGTTGCTTATATTGTGGATAATATTCTTTTCTCCACGTATTAAAACCGTCTGCACATATAACCATTTGGCCATATTCATCACGATATTTTTTATTATACATACGAATACTATTTAGTATCATATGTCTTATAAGAGCTTCATCATCTAATTTTTGTACTATTATATTTGATAGAGCAATTTGATTATAATCAAGTAATATCATCTTCTTCTTCATCCTTTATAATTAAATTGTCGAAATCAATTTCTTCGTCATTTTCTGAATGAAATTCTAATATTTTTAATTTGGCATATAACTCAGTTAGATCATCTTGTAATATGTGTTTTTGATCTTGATTGCGCATAAACACAGAAACTAATAAATTCAATATGACAAACATATCTTTATATTCATCTGAATCAGGCTCATTCATATTAAATTCATGAGCGTAATGTTCTAAAGCTGCTTCGTCTATAATAGATAAACAAAACCTAGCCAAAGAAATACAATCTTCGTGTATATTTAATTCTTCATAAAAAGCATCAGATTCAAATAACTGTTCGCGAGCAATCATTTGTTGCCTACGTGCAGTTGGAAATTGTATTACATTATTTTTCGACATTGGGTATATTATACCATATTTTTAGTGTTTTGTACATGCTTTTCTTTCAGATATTTGACAGAATTTCCACCAATACGAACATTGATAATGCCATTGTAGTAATCCTCACGAAGTAATACATCTTCTTCGAATTGAACTTTTGCTTCCAGATAAGCACATTCACCCTTAGTTTTGCATAAAATAAGGATCTCGCGACAAAAAGCTTCACTTCCCATTGTTTCAATATCCTCCAGAAGGTTTTTACTACTCCCATAATACTGTTTCCAATCGCTTTCTACTAATAGTTTCTTTCTACGTTTACGTGTTTTTGTGATTGGTAGAGTTTTTTTACTCCAAAAAAACTTCTTACCGATATATTTCATTCCTGTAAATCGATTTGTTATTTTATAAACAAATCCGTAATATACGTCAGAATTAAAATCTGTCGGTGGCTCCCATTTTCTGCCCTGATATGTCCAATCCATATATGTATTTATACATCTTCTTCATCATCTATTTCTTCTTTAGGTTCTCCAAACCCGCAGAATGGGCAAAAACAAGGCTCAGGTACTAACATATCATCATCCTCTTGTATAGAAATTTCGCATTCCATATAACATTCAGGACATGAAAAGTTAAAAATCACTTTTCGTTCCAATCAGTATTATGCCACTCTTCTAGTTGTTGATAACCTCCTATATTATCACCATCTATTTTTATTTGTGGAAAAGTTCTTGCTCCTGGAAATTTTTCAAACAATTCCTCTCTTGTAAAATCAACATCAAGTTGTTTATATACATATTCGTAATTGTTTTGTTTACATAAAGCTTTTGCTTTATCACAGTATGGACATACTGGTTTTCCATATATTTCTATCATTTAAATAATACTCCTATTGTAAACATCGATACACCCATAAAAGCTAATACTACTATTTGTACAATACTCATAATAAATACTTGTTTCATTGGATGTACTTCTACTACCTTTTCTATCCATTCTTCTCCTGGAGAAAGATTAGCCGCTTGAAGAATCTTTTTTTCTGTTTCTTTCTTCATAGTGACAAATTAGATAAGGTTTTTTGATCAACATCTTGTTTTACTCCACCAGAAACATACGAAGTTATTTCGGTTTCTTGAGGAGCTACTTGTACGTTACCACCACTAATCCATTTTTCAGTCCATGGTAATGGATTAAGTTTTCCTACAGTATATGGACATGGCATACCTAAAGCCCGCATTCTTTTGCAGCCTATCCATTCTACGTAGTCACTTAAAAGCTTTTCATTTAATCCAATCATAGAGCCATCTTTAAATAAGTAATTAGCCCATTCTTTTTCTTGTTCAATAACTCTAGTAAATAAATCTATTGCTTCTGGTTCCATTTGTTTTTGTATCTTAACAAAATCTGGATCTTCTTGTAATAGTTTTTTAATTAAAACCGTTGTTCCTGCAAGATGAGTATTTTCATCTCTACATATGAATTTAATAATTTTAGCATTACCTTCCATTCTTTTAAGTTCTGCAAATGCCCATGAACATGCAAAGGAAACATAGAAACGTATGCCTTCTAATGCATTTGCACTTAACATACACATCCATAATGCTTTTTTATGATCTATTTTATTTGTAGGACCATTATTACAATCTATTAAATCATCATAATATTTTGCTATATCATTACCACATTCTAATATTTCTTTTATATCTAACATATTATCAAATACTGCAGATGGATTTGGATATACATTTCTTATGATATGCGTATAAGATCTTGAATGTATTGTTTCAAAAAATGACCATGTTTCTATCCAGTTTTCAACTTCAGGTAATGAAGCAATAGGTAAGAATGCCATATTTGGTGCTCTTCCTTGTACGCTGTCTAATAGAATTTGTCTTTTTAAGTTGCTTGTAAAGATGTGTTTTTCATGATCGGTAAGTTGATCAAAATCTTTTTTATCTTTGGAAACATCTACTTCTTCAGGTCTCCAAAAAAATCCTAATTGTTTTTCTGTAATCTTATCTATTTGAGGATATTTTAATTGGTCATATCTTGCGATATCTACTCCTTCATCGAAAAACATATTTTTTATTAAGTGTGATTTTTTATTTTTATTAAGTACTTTTGTCATATTACACAACTCTCACAATCTTCATCATCTATTAATTGTTGTTCTGTAATTTGTTCTTGTATTTCTTCTTCGTTCATTTCACCAGCTCCATCGAAAGTGTTAAAGTAATATAGTTGTTTGAGACCAAATTTATATGCTGTTACTAAATCTCCAATCATGGCAGACATAGGAACTTTTTGATCTTCAAAATGTTCAGGGTTATAAGATGTATTGACACTAATTCCTTGGTCAATATATTTTTGAAGTATAGCACAGATTTTAAGATATCCATCTGGACTTTTTTGGTCCCAAAGGAGATCATATTTATTTTTCAATTGAACGATACCTGGAACGACTTGAGCCATTACACCATCTTTCGATTGTTTATACGATACTAAAGCCCTTGGAGGTTCAATACCGTTTGTGCTATTACTAATTTGTGCAGATGTTTCAGCAGGCATTAATGCCATAAGAGTCGAATTGCGAATGCCTGTTTCTCTGAGTTGATCTCTTAAATCGTCCCATGGCATACGCTCTTTATGCTCAGTTAAATTATCTACTGCACCTTTATATGTATCAATTGGAAGAACCCCACGTGCATATTTTGTTTGATTATTCCATGTACATGCTGCTTTTTCTATGGCAAGATCTGCACTTGCCTTAATAAGATAATATGACCAAGCTTCTGCATACTCGTCAATAATATCAAATGCGCTTTCATCGTATTTAAGACCACGTTTAGCTAAGAAGTATGCAAGATTGATTATCCCTATTCCCAATGGTCGTCTTCCCATTGTTCCTCTACGTGCTTCTTCAACGGGATAACCTTGGTATTGAAGAAGATTGTCTAAAGCTCTAACAGCTAAAGTACAATATTTTTCGAAATCTTTTGGATCATTAATCATTCCCCAATTAATAGCACTTAATGTACATAAAGATATTTCTCCTTCTTCTCCATGATCTAATGGAGTTGTAGGTAAATCAATCTCACAACATAAATTTGACATTCTAATTGGTGCTTCATATGGATCAAATGCACCGTGATCATTAGCATGATCTACATTCATTAGATATATTCTACCAGTGTCTTTTCTTTCTGTTAAGAATGATTGAAATACTTCTAATGCTGGAAGAGTTTTCTTTCTTATAGAATATGCTCTTTCATATTTTTCATATAATTTTTGGAATTCTTTTTGATCTGAATAAAATGCATCATACAAATCAGGTACATCATCAGGAGAAAAGAAAGTAATATTACCACCTTCAATTAAACGTTGATACATTAATTTATTAAATTGAAATGCGTAATCCATATGTCTTACACGAGTTTCATCTACGCCTTTATTGTTTTTTAATACTACTAAATCTTCAAATTCGTAGTGCCATATTGGAAGATATACTGTTGCTGCTCCACCTCTTACTCCACCTTGAGAGCAAGATTTGACTGCTGCTTGAAAGTATTTTAAGAATGGAATTAATCCAGTATGAACAACGGAACCATCTCCAATTCTTGCTCCTACACCTCTAATTCCACCTGCACCAATTCCAATTCCAGCTTTCTTACTTATATATTTGACAATAGACGTTGCAGTAGCATTAATAGAATCGAGACTATCGCCGGATTCAATAAGAACACAACTACTGAATTGTCTGGTAGGGGTGCGGACACCAGCCATAATTGGAGTCGGTAAAGATATGTAAAATTGTGATATTGCATCATAAAACTCCTTTACCCATTTCATTCTAGTTTGATCTATATCGTCTTCGGGTTTAGATGTTGATCTATCACCAGAAGATTCGAATAGTGTTAAAGCTACCATCATATACAACATTTGAGGAGTTTCAAATACTTTCCCCGTTGATCTATCTTGAACTAAATACTTACCTCTAAATTGTTCCATTCCAGCATATGTAAATGTAAAGTCTCGATCATGTTTAATATAATCATTAGCTTCGTTTAATTCTTTTTCATTATATCGTAGTAATACTGCTTCATCATAAATCTTCTCTTCAACATTGTGTTTAATAAGATCTACTAAATTCCATGGTTCATATCCACCATAAACTTCTTTACGAAGCTTATAATTAATAAGTCTTGCTGCTACGAATTGATAATTTGGAGTATGTTCATTGATGAGTTCAGAAGCTGATTTAATTAATAATTCATGTAAATCATACGCAGGTATATTATCGTATAATTGTATATTAGCTTTGATTTCTATTTCAGATACTGAAACCCCGGTGATTCCTTCAGTTGCCCAGAATAGGACTTTATGTATTTTATCTAAGTCAAATTCTTCTAGTTTGCCATCTCTCTTAGTGACATTTATCGTCATGATTTATCCCATACTGTAAATTTATTTGTAGGTCTATTATACCATATTTACAAACAAATGTACATGATTTATTTTTTAATTTTTAATTTGCGCTCTATTTCCTCAATTCTTTCCATCATTAATGGATAGTCAGCTTCGAATTTAGATTGCTTCTTTGTCAATTCAATTTGATATTTTTCAGAAAGATATTCCATAAATTGATCTATTCTCGCTTGAAAATAAATGCCCATTTTAGTTGTCGAATACCATTTATAAAATTGAGATCCTACGACTGAAGTGAAAATACTCTTCAGCGTAAGAATAAACAAGAAATTCATTATTTTAGTTTAGACAGTTTCGTTATTGCCTTTACGTAATTTGGCATTCCATGATCTACAATTCCATCAAAGAACTTAAATTTCTTCCAAGAATTGAGAATACCATAGAACAAATCTTTCCATGTTGGTTTAATTTGTTTATTACCAAATCTATCGAAATAAATCATTTCACCGTGGTGTCTAAAACCTAACCATGATGGAGGTATTCTTGTTACAATATCATTATTGTTTTGAAAACGTAAATGTGGACATGTTATGTTTCTAATGAATTTTGGTCCACCTACTCTTGGAGATCCAAAAGTAAATAATTCGACTGGAGCATGTCGTGTGGAAGCTATAGTTGCCATTGCAGCACCTAATGAATGACCACACATATATATGTCCTTTTTAATTTTAAGTTGTTCGTTATGTTCGATTTCTTTTAAGATATCCATCCAAAGATCATTAACCTCATCTTGGAAACCAGAATGAACTTTTCCCCCTGCCATTGCAGAGTTTTTAATTAATTTAAGATCTGCGGTTACATCATTTAGTTTACTTGGTTCTGTACCTCTAAATGCAAACCATAGATCGTTTCTATCTTTTGCTATTAATACTTCTGCTCCATCTTTTGATATTAGTTGTGCCCATGGAAATCCCATTTTCTTACATGCAGCTTTTGCTGCTTTTTCAGACTTATATGCATGTGCTGAAAGTTTAGCAGCTATTAAAGCTCTTTCCATTTGTGTTATTTGTTCTTTATGTCTTGTTGCCATTATTCTTTTACCTTTACTTGAACTCCAACCCCTTTCTCTTGCCCTTTTGGTGTTTTAATTGTTACATTACGATAGTATACTACCACTTCTTGAACTTCACGTATATATCTACGTAGCTCTTGCATATTATAAGCCATTAATTCATAATCTTCTGTTGATATTGCAAAGAAGATTACATCACCATTATTCTTTTTCTTTACATCATCTAAGAATTTATCTAAGTATGTATAACCTTCTGGCCAATCTGGATTTTCTTTTCCTAGTTTACATACTCGAATAACTTTACCTTTGTCATTTAGTAATCCATCCGGATGATCCATTTT